CCATTCATACGCAATGCTTGTTTGATTTGTGGTGCCCATTTTATACCAGCTTTAGGCGCACTACCACCACTTTTCGCATGTCCTTTAAGCCATTTAAGTGGATTAACTGTATTCGCGTTTGTAATTGTATCGTGGCGACCTTTTTCGACTTGGAAATGTAAGTGAGGTCCAGTCGTCCAGTTACCACTGTTACCAGTTTTTGCAATAGGTTCTCCTGCTTTTACTTTTCCATGCTTTAAAATTTTAGATAAATGCATGAAAAATAAAGTAAATTGACCTGTTAAAAGACGCGCTACAAGTCCACCACCAAAGTTGTGAATTTCTTTTAAATTACCATCATTTGTAGAATTAATGGTAGTGCCATATGGAGTACCGAAGTCAATACCATAGTGATGTCCCCCAGCAAATCCATAGCCAGGCGCGCCACCATTAGGATAATATCCTGTATTAATATGATAGCCAGTAAATGACGAGCCATCTCCACCGCCTGCATCGTTTAGCCAACCGTCGAATAAAGATTTAACACCATTTTTAAGCTTTTTATAAGCGCCTTGCATTAACATGTAAGGTAATTCAGCACCTTTAAGAAAATCGAAATTAAATCCTACTTTTTCGAAAATTTTGTTGACTAACTTACCTGGATGACCAATATAATCAAACACATCTCCTATACCTTTAATTACAGCACTGCCAACATCTTTTGCTTTTTCAGTAACTTCTATACCTTTAGCTATTCCTTTTGCAGTAGTATTTTTTACTGTATTTTTTACAGTACCACCAGCATCTTTTACTTTATCTATACCGCCTTTAATAGCTTTTTTACCGCTATCAAAGGTATTCATTGCAAAGTCTTTTAACTTAGTACCTATACTGAATTTAGGGACCATATTGTTACTCAACATAGTATGCGTTTGTGCGCCATTTAAGATACGAGTTCCTTTAGCAAGTGGAATTGTTGTATCTGTAGCTGGCGTGATGAAAGCTTTACCGTTAGGTGGAATGACTGTTTCGTGTCTAAAACCACCTGGACCGTTACCTGGACCTTTATCCCCTACAGTTGCTAATGTGTTTCGATTTAACTTGCCATTAGTTACATAATTTTGGGTATGTGTGCTTTCTGTACCTGTAGACAATTTGATTTTTGGTAATTTATCCATATCTAATTTGCCAGCTACCCAGTTCACACCATCAATTAATTTATTTAATCCATTTTTAACTGCGCCAACCATACCAGTGATATGGCCCTTGATTCGCCCAATAATATTTTTGAGTCCGCTAGACATATTATTAAACGTTCTACGAACACTATTCCATAAACCTTTAGCCATATTTACCGTTGTATTCTTAATACTACGCCAAGTGTTAGACATGAAGCTTTTGACGCGATTAAAGATATTACGAGTACCTCTATAAAGGTTGTTAAACGTGTTACGAACACCTGTCCATAATGATTTAGCATAGCGAACAGTTGTGTTTTTAATGTTTCGCCATATATTACTCATAAAGTTCTTAACTTTATTAAAAATACTACGCGTTTCTCTTGATAGGCTATTCCACGTCAATTTTACGCCTGACCAAAGACTTTTAGCGAATTTAACAGTTGTGTTCTTAATACTACGCCATACATTAGACATGAATTTTTTTAGTTTATTAAAGATACTACGTGTTACTTTAGACAAACTATTAAATGTATTTTTAACACCAGCACTTAAACCTTTAGCTAATTTTATTGTTGTGTTTTTGATAGCTGTCCAAGTTCTTGTGATAAACGCTTTTAAATTAGCTAGTATTTTTCGGACACCATTATACATGCCTTTAATAGCGTTAATGACACCATTTTTAATGGCAGTCCAAGTTCTGATAGATATTGCTTTGATACTTTGCCATAGACGAGTAATGAAGTTTTTAAGTGTGTTAAGGATATTTCTAGCTGTGCTTACCAATACTCGAATAATGGTTAGCACTCCAATTTTTAACGCAGTCCATAATTTAATAGCAGTATTTTTAATACTTGTCCACAATCCAGATAGGAAACCTTTTAGAACTGCAAAATTATGTTTAGATAATGTAACAAAATTCCGGATGATCGCAAGTACACTATTTTTAATAGCTAACCATGCTTTAATTGAATTATTTTTAATGAAGCTCCATAGCATAGTGAAGAATGCTTTCAAACCGTTAAAACTAGCTCGTACTAAACTAACTAAACTTTTAACAATATTAAGAATGCCAGTTTTAATTAAATTCCAAGTGTTTAAACTATTTGCTTTAATGAAGTTCCAAATACCTGAAATAATATTTTTTAACGCTTGAATAGGATGCTGAACAGCAAACTTAATAGCGTTCCACGTTACTTTTGCAGCAGTTTTTAAAGCATTCCAAATCGCAATTGATGAATTTTTTATTCCATCCCAAATATTAATAATATATGGTTTGATAAAGCCGAATACTGCTATTGCACTATCCTTTATTGAATTCCAAGCATTTATAACAAAATTTCGAAATGAATCATTTGTTTTCCACAGATAAACGATTCCTGCAGTTAAAGCAGCAATTACTCCTATGACTATTCCTACTGGACCAGTTAATAAAGTAAAAGCACTTCCAAGTAGAGGTATTTTAGTTAATAACTGTCCTATTTTAGGTAAAATACCTTTAATTCCACCATTAAATAGACTAAAGAACTTAGCCCCGCCTTTAGTAGCATTTAACAATGTCATAGCTTCTGAAATACCTACGATGCTATGTGCTAATACACCAGTTGCGACAATAAGCGGAGGTATAGCAACGCCTAATAACGTAAATGCTGCGATTGCTATCTTAGTAGCATTACTTGTCCCTTGTAAGTGTTCGAATAGTCCAGTCAACTTATCTGCTAAGAATGAAACGATAGGTGCAACTGCATCTCCAATTGTTCTAGCAAAGTTGATGAAAGTGTTTTTTAACATTTTCAACTTACTACCCATTGTTTCATAACGGATGTTAGCTTCATTAGTTAAAGCGCTATTTTCTTTCCAACCTTCTGAGCCTGTTTTAAGTGCTTTATCTAGAACTTGATGATTGTTAGCCATACGTCTAATAGTATCGGCTTCTCTTATTCCTTTGATACCTACATCGTCTAAGGCTTTTAATACTCCTTTTGCTCCACCTTCAGTTTCGCCTAAACCTTTAACGAACATTGATAAAGCTTTACTTGGGTTATTTTCCCAAATTTGCGCAAATTCTTTACCGCTTACACCTGCTGTTTGTGCAAAACTATCTAAAGTGTCGCCACCTTCAGCGACTGCTTTTGTCATCTTATTCCAAATTTGTGTCATTGCTGTGCCGCCGGCTTCCGACTCTATCCCGACGGATGACATTGCAGCACTGACTGACATAATTTCATCAGAACTAAATCCTGCTTGCGCACCAGCACCAGCTAAACGTTGTGCCATGTCAACAATTTCTTTTTCAGTTGTGGCTGTACTGTTACCTAAAGCAACAACGGTTGAACCTAATCTATCTACATCTTTGATTGGCATATTTGCAGCATTAGCAAATCTTGCAAACTCTGTTGCTGCTTCATCTGCAGTAAGGTTTGTAGCAACACCTAAGTTCATCATCGTTCTAGTGAATGATGTAATATCTTGTTTTTTGATACCTAATTGTCCTGCAGCTTCTGCTACTCCTGCTATTTCTGTTGCAGCGAATGGCATTGTATTACTCATTTTAGTAATCTCATTGCCCATTTTATTTAATTCGCTACCACTCATGTTAGTTGTTTTAGCAACGCCTGCTAAAGCTTGTTCCCAATCGATAGAAGATTTGATAGCTGTTCCCATACCTGCAACTGCTGGCATAGTCATATAAAGCATTGAAGTAGATCCAACACTTCTCATAGTAGAGCCTACATTTCTAATTGAATCTTTATATTTATTAACACTTTGAATACTTCTGCCAAAGCCACTTGAAGATAATCGTTCTGCATTGCGTTGTTCTGTTTCTAGTCGTTTATAGCTTTGCGTAGTTTGATCTAGTTCGCTCTCAAGTTCATTCATCTTAATTTTTTGTTGAGTGATAGCACTAGATAATTCTCTAGCT